AACTTTCTCACCCTATCTGAAGGCGTGAGCATTTACGAAATCAGCCCGGAAGCGTTGCCCGAAGATATCAGCGATCACCCTTACCGCTATGAGAACGGCGAGTTCATGAAATTTGTACAGCCTGCGATTGAGGTCGCCGCGCAGCAAAAAAGCACGTTGCTCAGCCAGGCCGCCGCCGCCATTGCTCCGCTACAGGATGCGGTTGATGTTGACGACGCCACCGACGAAGAACTGGCAAGCCTGAAAGCCTGGAAGAAATACCGCGTTGCCCTGAATCGCCTGGATTTAGCCGCTGCGCCGGATATCGACTGGCCTGCTGTACCTGAATAAATTGATCGCTGAAAACGATCAATTACGGATAATTGATCAGTAGTAACTATTTGAACATGTCCCGCATATGTCCAAGGATATCCCCAGACTTTTTAGGAGGATGAAATGGAATTAAACCAGGAAGAAGCCGAGATGCTTGCGGGATTTATCGCGGCGAACTGGGCGGCATTTTCACAAGCCGCTGAGGGCGTGATGTCCGTTTGCGCTTTGCACCGGCTGGCTGAAAAGTTGGGTCTGGATAGCGCCTGACGTCCGATCTGCCAAACAGAAATAAACTGCCCCGAAAGGGGCTTTTTTGTATCTGACCTTCACCACGTTGTGCCATTTCCCACACACCCCGCCCGCCGTGCCTGCGCGTACACAACACGCGATGATTGACCTCACCCCAATCACAGGAAAAAACACCATGGCTGATTATCATCACGGCGTGCGCGTTGTTGAAATCAACGACGGCACCCGCGTTATCTCCACCGTTTCCACCGCCATCATCGGGATGGTCTGCACCGCAGAAGACGCGGACGCCGACGCGTTCCCTCTCGATACGCCGGTACTCATTACCAACGTACTGACCGCCGCAGGCAAGGCCGGTAAAACCGGCACACTCCGCGCCTCACTGATGGCAATCGCCAACCAGGCGAAACCCGTTGTCGTTGTCGTACGCGTTGCGGAAGGCGAAGACGAGGCGGCGACCACCTCCAACATCATCGGCGGCACGGATGAAACCGGCATGTATACCGGCATGAAAGCCCTGCTGTCTGCCCAGACCGAACTCGGCGTGAAGCCGCGCATTCTCGGCGTGCCGGGGCTGGATAATCTGGAAGTGGCAACGGCGCTCGGTGCCGTGTGTCAGCAACTGCGCGCCTTCGGCTACGTCAGCGCCCACGGCTGCAAAACCGTGTCCGATGCCATCAAGTACCGCGAGAATTTCAGCCAGCGTGAGCTGATGGTTGTCTGGCCGGATTTTGTCGCCTGGAACACCACCACCAACGCCAGCGACATCGCGCCCGCCACCGCCTACGCCCTCGGACTGCGTGCCAAAATCGACGCTGAAACCGGCTGGCATAAAACCCTATCCAACGTCGGCATCAACGGCGTCACCGGCCTGTCTGCNAGCGTCTANTGGGATTTACANACCACCGGCACCGACGCCGANCTGCTGAACCAGGCGTGCGTCACCACGCTTATCCGCAAAGNCGGCTTTAAGTTCTGGGGGCAGCGCACCTGCTCTGACGANCCGCTTTTCCTGTTTGAGAACTACACCCGCACCGCGCAGGTGNTGGCGGACACCATGGCGGAGGGGCATCTGTGGGCGGTGGATAAACCCGTTACCCCGACGCTTATCAAAGACATGATTGCGGGCATCAACGCCAAACTGCGCGAGATGAAGACCGCCGGTCTGATCATTGACGGTAACTGCTGGTATGACCCCGAGGCGAACACCGTCGAAACGCTGAAAGCGGGCAAGCTGTTCATTGATTACGACTATACGCCGGTGCCGCCGCTGGAAGATTTAACCCTGCGTCAGCGCATCACCGATCAGTACCTGGCGACGTTCGCCACGTCCGTTAACAGCTAAGAGGCGCTTAAAAAATGGCACTGCCTAAAAAACTGAAATACCTGAACCTGTTTAACGACGGGAACAGCTACCTCGGCCTGGTCAGCGCGCTGACGCTGCCAAAGCTCACCCGCAAGCTGGAGAACTATCGCGGCGGCGGCATGACCGGTTCCGCCTCCATTGATTTNGGCCTGGACGACGACGCGCTGACCTTTGAATGGACGGTGGGCGGCCTGGATGAATTGGTGCTTAAGCAGTGGGGCGCGGTCGATGCCGTGNCGCTNCGCTTCGCCGGTTCCTTCCAGCGTGACGACACCGGCGAAACCTCCGCCGTGGAAGTCACCATGCGCGGACGCCACAAGGAAATGGATTTTGGTGAGTACAAACAGGGTGAAGACACGGAAACCAAAGTCACCACCCAATGCACCTACTTCAAGCTCACGATCGACGGNAAAGACATGATTGAAGTCGATACCGTGAACATGGTGGAAATCGTCGGCGGCGTTGACCGCGTGGCGCAGCACCGTAAAAACATCGGCCTGTAACGCTTAACCAGCGCCGCCCGGCGGCGCTCACTTTCCCTTTGAATGAGAGACACCGCTATGTCAGAACACAATGAAAACATCGTTATCCTGGAAGAACCGATCAAGCGCGGCGAGACTGAAATCAGCCNGGTTGAAATCATCAAGCCGAACGCCGGACACCTGCGCGGGATTGGCCTCGCCTCCCTGGCGAACGCCGACGTTGACGCGCTGACCGTCATTCTGCCGCGCATCACCTTCCCGAATCTGACCACGCAGGAATGCAAAACCCTCAATCTGCCCGACCTGATTGCGCTGGCGGGCAAGGTGATCGGTTTTTTGTCGCCGAAATCGGAACTGTAAAAATACCCCCACACCTGCAAGTGGACGATCTGATGGCGGACGTCGCGGTGATTTTTCACTGGCCGCCGTCAGAAATGTACCCCATGACCCTGACCGAGCTGCTGGTGTGGCGTCATAAGGCCATGCAGCGCAGCGGAGCCGACAGTGAGTAATTTAAAATTAGAGGTGCTGTTAAAGGCGGTTGACCAGGCGACCCGCCCGTTTAAAGCCGTTCAAAATGCCAGCAAATCCCTGTCTAACGATATCCTCGGCTCGCAGGCCACCCTCAAAGACCTGAACGCCCAGGCCGGGAAGATTGAGGGATTCAGGAAATCCAGCGCCCAGATGGCCGTCACCAGCCAGAAGCTGAAAGATGCCAAAGCCGAGGCGGCGGCGCTGGCGATCCAGTTCAGGAACACCGCGAACCCGACCCGTGCGCAGACGCAGGCCATGGAGTCAGCGAAGCGCACCGCCGCAGAGTTGCAGACCAAATTCAACGGCCTGCGGCANTCGGTGCAGCGTCAGCGTGCCGAACTGTCCGAGGCCGGGATCAGCACGCGCAACCTGTCCGAGTCTGAGCGCCGACTGAAAGCCTCCATCAGCCAAACCACCGCCCAGCTCAACCAGCAGCGGGAATCTNTGGCACGNGTCAGCGCGCAGCAGGCCAGGCTGAACGCGGTCAGCGCCCGTTATGAGCGCGGCAGGGCGGCGGCGGCAGGCGTACGCAACGGCGGCGCGGCGGCGCTTGGCGTGGGAACGGCTGCCCTGTATGCCGGTAGTCGGTTGATGGCACCCGAAGTTCAAAGCCAGCACAGCGGCGCGCTGATTGCCGCGCGTCAGGGTGAAAACTCTGNGAAGGGTGGCGATTACACCCAGGTTATTCAGCGCATTAACAGTTCGGGCGTCAGTGAAGATATTGAAAAAATCACCGAAGCCGTGTCTGCGGTTCGCAGCACCCTTGGCACCATGGGGGATGTAGGCTCCGCAGAGTTGGAGCGCATCACCCGTAAGGCGCTGGATATGCAAACGGCCTTTGGCGGTGAAACCGCTGAAAGNATCCAGATAGCCGCCATCATGATGAAAAACGGGCTTGCGGGCAGCAGTGACGAGGCGCTGGATCTGATCACCGCCGGGATGCAGCGCGTCTCTGCACAAATGCGCGGAGAGATGCCGGAAATCCTGCACGAGTATTCCACGCACTTTCGCAACCTCGGATTTAGCGGCGCTGAGGCGATGTCCCTGCTGATCGATATGTCGAAACAGGGGAAGTTCGCCCTTGATAAAACCGGCGATGCAATTAAAGAGTTCAGCATTCGCGGCTCTGATATGTCAAAAGCCAGCGTGTCGGCTTATGAGGAAATCGGGCTGAATGCCGGGAAAATGTCGCGNGCAATAGCCAAAGGCGGCGCCGGGGCNCGGACGGCGATGCAAAAAACGGCCAAAGGGNTGTTATCCATCAAAGACCCGGCGGCGCGGGCAAATGCGGCCATCGCGCTGTTTGGNACGCCGATTGAAGATTTATCNATNGACCAAATCCCCGCATTTCTCGGCGCGCTGGCGGGAACTAAGGATCGTCTCGGGGATGTTAGCGGCGCGGCTGAGAAAATGGGCGATACGCTGCGGGATAATTTAACCGGCGACGTTGCGCGNCTGCAAGGCAGCTTTGCCCGGCTGCGCTTTACCGCGTTTAAAGAAATGGATGGTCAGTTGCGCAAGCTCACGCAAACCGCTACCGCCTGGCTGGATAAGCTCAACGTTTGGGTAAGCGCTAACCCTAAGCTTGCGACAAACCTGGTGACTGTCGCCGGGGGNGTTGCGGGGCTGGTTGCCGTGCTGGGTGCCGTCGGGCTGGTGGTCTGGCCGGTGATGACCGGTATCAACGCGCTGATCGCGGGTGCAGGATTTTTGAGTGCGGGGTTCAGTATCGCGGGCAGTGCCATTGTTGCCGCCATCGGCGCGATAACCTGGCCGGTGGTTGCCGTCGGTGTTGCTATCGTCGCCGCAGCGTTGCTTATTCGTAAGTATTGGGAACCGATCAGCGCCTTCTTTGCCGGTGTGGTGGAAGGCTTAGGCATTGCCTTTGCGCCCATTGCACAACTCTTTGCGCCGCTAAAACCGGTCTTTGACTGGTTAGGCGAAAAGCTGAAAATGGTNTGGCAGTGGTTCAAAGACCTGATCGAGCCGGTGAAATCCACGCAGGAAACGCTGAATAACTGTAAGGACGTCGGCGTGAGGTTCGGGCAGGCCATCGCCGATGCGCTGAACGCACCGTTGAAGGCATTCAATAAGCTGCGTCAGGGCGTGGACTGGCTGTTGGAAAAGCTCGGCATCATTAAAGATGAATCGGCGGACATTGATAAAAACGCCGCAAAAGCGGACGGACGCNCAAAATCCGGCGCAAATAACGCCCCAGAGAATAACCCATTAGGCAATCCGAATCCCTTTGCGCCTCCGGCGGATGTTTTCATGGGTGGCAGCTATGCCCCCGTNTCAGCAGGNGGCGGGCGTAGCTATGTCGACAGGAGTACGCACCATTATCAGATTGCCGCCGGTGCCGGTTTGGGTGGGCAGGATAACAGCCGCCAAATCCGCGCCGAGCTGGAAGCCCGTGACCGCGCACGCGCCGCGCAACAACGTTCCCGCATGGATCACGATTAAGGAGATATCCGCATGATGTTAACGCTCGGACTGTTTGTTTTTCAGTTGCAGACCGTCCCCTATCAGAGTTTGCAGCGCGACGTTGATTACCGCTGGCCGGTGAATAACCGCGTCGGCCTGCGCCCGCTGCCGCAGTTCCTCGGCGTGAATGAGGAAAAAATCACCCTGTCCGGCGTGCTGATGCCGGAAATCACCGGCGGCAAGTTGTCGTTGTTGGCACTGAACCTGATGGCCGATGAAGGTAAGGCGTGGCCTCTGCTGGAGGGCAGCGGCAGCATTTACGGGATGTTCGTGGTAAACAGCGTCAGCGAAACCCACACGGAATTTTTCTCTAACGGCGCGCCGCGAAAGATAGAGTTCACGCTGACNCTCACCCGCGTTGATGAATCACTGGCGGCGATGTTCGGCGACATGAAAGCCCAGGCCGACGGACTGCTGGATCAGGCCGGTGGCTTAGCCGATAAGCTGGGAGGCCTGCTGTGATTACGGACATGACCATCGGAGCCGGTGCGCAGTTTGGCCCGGACTTCTCCGTGACCGTGGCCGGTAAGGACATCACCCAGGACGTGAGCAACCGGCTGATTTCGCTGACGCTCACAGATAACCGGGGCTTTGAGGCTGACCAGCTCGACATCGAGCTGAGCGACACCGACGGCCAGCTGGAGATGCCCCCGCGCGGTGCCGTGATAAACATCGCGCTCGGCTGGAAGGGGAAGGCGCTGACGAACAAGGGCGATTTTACCGTGGATGAAGTGGAACACCGGGGCGTCCGACGGACTGCTGGATCAGGCCGGTGGCTTAGCCGATAAGCTGGGAGGCCTGCTGTGATTACGGACATGACCATCGGAGCCGGTGCGCAGTTTGCGCCGGACTTCTCCGTGACCGTGGCCGGGAAGGACATCACCCAGGACGTGAGCAACCGGCTGATTTCGCTGACGCTCACGGATAACCGGGGCTTTGAGGCTGACCAGCTCGACATCGAGCTGAGCGACACCGACGGCCAGCTGGAGATGCCGCCGCGCGGTGCCGTGATAAACATCGCGCTCGGCTGGAAGGGGAAGGCGCTGACGAACAAGGGCGATTTTACCGTGGATGAAGTGGAACACCGGGGCGTNCGCCGGCCTTTACTCTGAGGCTGGTGATCGGTTTACTCGGCGTCTGGAGATGCCCCCGCGCGGTGCCGTGATAAACATCGCGCTCGGCTGGAAGGGGAAGGCGCTGACGAACAAGGGCGATTTTACCGTGGATGAAGTGGAACACCGGGGCGTCCCGGACACGCTGACCATTCGCGCCCGCAGCGCAGACTATCGCGGCAGCCTGAATTCTCGCCGTGATAACTCTTACCACGACACGACGCTGGAGGCCGTGGTGTCCGCCGTGGCGGCGCGCAATAACCTCAAGCCCGCNGGCACGCGGTTATCAGATTTCACGATCGCGCTATCGCGGCAGCCTGAATTCTCGCCGTGATAACTCTTACCACGACACGACGCTGGAGGCCGTGGTGTCCGCCGTGGCGGCGCGCAATAACCTCAAGCCCGCNGTGGCCGAGCCGTTCAGGGGCGTGAAGGTGTCGCACATCGACCANACCCAGGAAACCGACGCGAAATTTATTACCCGCCTGGCGGAGCTGAACGGCGCGGTTGTCGCCATCAAGGCGGGTAGTTTATTGTTCATCAAGCCGGGGGCGGCAAAGACCGCCAGCGGCAAGCCTATCCCGCAGATGACTATCGCTCGCAGCGACGGCGACGGGCACACGTTCAACATTGCCGATCGCNATCAAGCCGGGGGCGGCAAAGACCGCCAGCGGCAAGCCTATCCCGCAGATGACTATCGCTCGCAGCGACGGCGACGGGCACACGTTCAACATTGCCGATCGCGGGGCTTATACCGGCGTGTCGGCAAGCTGGCTTCACACCAAAGACCCGAAGCCTAAAAAGGTGAAGGTGCAGCGGAAAAAGAAATCACAATCTNTGAGCAGCGTGCAGCANCCCAATGCGAAAAAGGTCAGCGCAAAGGTGGCGAAACCGCCGGAGGCCAAAGAAGGTGATTACCTGGCGGGGAGTGATGAAAACGTGTTTGTCCTGACCACCATCTACGCCACGCAAAAGGCCGCCATGCGGGCAGCGCAGGCGAAATGGGACAAACTCCAGCGCGGTGTCGCAGAGTTCTCGATCTCCCTGGCTCGCGGGCGTGCTGATTTATTTCCCCGCCGGTATTCAAAATGAAACCGGGNACCTGGCGGGGAGTGATGAAAACGTGTTTGTCCTGACCACCATCTACGCCACGCAAAAGGCCGCCATGCGGGCAGCGCAGGCGAAATGGGACAAACTCCAGCGCGGTGTCGCAGAGTTCTCGATCTCCCTGGCTNGCGGGCGTGCTGATTTATTTCCTGAAACGCCGGTGGCGGTGTCCGGTTTTAAATCCGTGATCGACGCGCAGCCTTGGATTATCAGTAAGGTGACACACAGCCTGGGCAGCAGTGGATTTGTGACGACGCTAAATCTGGAGGTGCTTTTGTCAGATGTAAATTACGAGGCGTCAGAAAGCGATGGGGCTGAATAAGCAAGCTGTGTAAAACACTGTAATGTCAGATGTATGTTTTGCGCGATAACATACAATGATTGCATCTGATTAAAAATGATTACATGGTGATTGAAATGATGCACTGCCCGAGATGCCAACACGCCGCCCACGCCCGTTCAAGCCGTTACCTGAGCGCGAACACTAAAGAGCGTTATCATCAATGTCAGAATATTAATTGCAGCTGCACGTTCAAAACCCATGAGTCGCTCGCTGACATCATTGTGGAGCCGGGAACAGTTCACGCCGTTCAACTGCATCCAGATAAACAT